ACGCCTTTACCATACTTCAGGTCGATTCCTTCCAGGATGCCCTCGGCTACGATTACCATATCGCCAGTACCAAAGCCTTCTGGAACCCACCTAGAGAAGTCGAGCCGTGCTTCAATCATGGCTTCCGCATCAGAGGAACGAGCACGCGCTTCGTTTACCTTTTCTTCGCAAATATCGACATATCGATTAACCGCTTCTACCATTTCAGTAGAGTAATCGTCTAGCTTAGGCGCTTTTTTGCCCTCCAGTTTATGGCGCAGGATTGATTCAGCCAGGTCATGCGCTACAGTACCTTCTGCAGCATAGGGCGATTGCTCATCAGGGAACATCGCTTCGAGTCTTGCTGAAGGAGTACATACTAACCATCTGGCACTACTTGAAGCACCTAGTAGGGCATGTTTCTTAGCCACGGCTATTCACCCATTCCATGATTTGAATACGTTGTTCATCGGTAGCAGATGTTACCTTTTCTGCGCCAATTTCATCCAACAACGCCTTAAAGTCTGTCTTTGCTTGTGTCTTGTCTGCTGCTTTGTCGATGTAATCTTTTACAGCAGCACGAGTTGCTTCAAGGCTAGGTACTTCTGCTTTAACTGGAGCTTCTTCTACAGGTTCTTCCTTAGGTGCTGGCGCTTCTTTAACCGGTTCAACTTTAGGAGCAGGAGCTTCTACTTTTGGAGCTTCCTTCTTAGCGGGTTCTACCGCCTTAGTTTTTTCTTGAACTGGTGCGCCTACGATAGATTGATATAGGTCTTTCACTTCTTGTTCTAATTCAACTGCTTTATCTACTGTGATTTTTAACTCGATCATTGTTCTGTTTCCTTTCGGTTTAACGATGTGATATACTTTAAATGGATATTTTTCTATGTGCCCTTTACGCATTGCCGTGCGTGAGGGCATTTTTTTTGCGCCCAGGCATTCGTCAGGAATGCAGTAATCTTTATTTGGGCACGTTGTACAGTCTCGCAATTTAATCGCCTCCTTATACGCATTTAAGAATCATGCGAATCTCTTGCCCTACCAGAAGTCTGTCCTTGAACGTATCTTGCGTTCGGAAATCCTCCATGTAGACTTCAAGCATTTCGCGGTATATTTGAGCCTTAAACGTTTCAGGAGTGTCTAGTACCTCCCTATACGGCTTAAGGATTTTAACTGGTGAACCAAAGGTGTAGTCGATAAAACCTCGTATCTTCAATTTTGCTTTGATGTTACGGACTTTATCATTTGACCACCCTAGTAAAGCCATTACTTCTTCATTTGTTTGCACTCCGCTTTCGTTATAGGCGTTGTACAAAATTTCTTGTTCTGTCATTTCTGTTTCCTCTGTTTACGGTTGGATGTATTTCTTTACATTTTTTACACACGGCGCGCCTGTTGTAAAACTCCAATAATGGTAGGGGCCTTTTAGCCTCTTATTGCATCGTGTGCAGCGCTGAGTTCTCATACGTGTTAACCCCTAAAATCTGTAATACGTAGAACTCTGTACCTGACGGCTACGCATTAATTTACGGCGCAATCGTCTGACCTCAATTCTGTACTCAGATACCATCCAAGCCATGACCCCACTTAACACTTGAAACAGCGCTTGTGCAAAGCCAATGCGGTCGAGTTCTAAACTACCTACCGTACCAATTATCATCAGTAGGCCGATTCCTTTAAGCAACCCATTCATACGATGTGCGCCTCCTTAAATGCTTCATTAATCTTCTCTTCCGGCCAGCCTAGCGTGTTGGCCAAGTAGAACCGGAACCCTTCTCTATCAATTGAAAAGGTGCGGCCCTTTTTGCCTTCCGTTTGCCAGCACTGCGCAAAGGGGAATTTATCTCTTGCGATACATTCACGTATCGCGGTCATAGTTCTTCCCAATACCGAGGCCATCTGGCACACGGCAATTGTTTTAGTTATCATAAGTAACTCCTTCCTACCAGTGATAAGCGGTGATTGCTGCCACTATGATGATAAAAATACTAACAGCCGCAGAAAGGCTAAGCATTAGCATCCAAAGACAGATGCTAATAACGGCCTGTATGTCACGCTTTTGCAATGTACTCGCCCCCATTCACGGTCTATCAAATTTAGGATTGTAGTAGTCAGTTTCCCAGAAATCGTTGGACTCGTCTCGACTAACTCCGAGTGCATCGCAAATAGCGACAATCGTTGCCATTTGTACCGATTTACCTTCAAGGGCACGATTTAACGTATCTCTTGAAATCTCCGCCGTCCGAATTAGGTCCGCTTTCGACATATTAAGTTCTTGCATACGTTCGCGAATCGCTTCACCGTACATCCTTGTTGTGAATTCTTTTTGTTTCATAACACTGTCCTCCATTCGTCTCATATCCGTATCAAATATGAGACAATTATTCAAAAAAAATATTATGCAATTCTGCTTGACTAATATTTAGCACCTTTTCGATAGCTAGCATTTCTTTGATTGTAAAAGATTCGCCCCCGTCCCGTAAACGTCGATATAATACGCCTTTTTTAATACCAGTTTTAGCTGCTAATTTCGGAACAGTATACCCACTTGCAATTATAGCCCCTTTCAATTTATTTACGTTCAATTCAGGCCCCTCCTTTCTTATTACGAAACTCAATCAATGACTAAAGTATAGTCTCATTTTATCTCATTGTCAAGATTTTTGTGTTAAAATATCAAAAATAATTCATGTCGATAAAAATTCGTTGTAAATATGGAACACATAATATATAATCTAAAGTAACAGAAAAGGAGATCGGATTATGGATAACAATACAATTGGGCAAAGGATAAAAAATTTAAGACTAGAAAAAGGACTGTCTGTAGATCAAGTTGTAGAACAAATTTCTAAAAATGATAAACAATCGGGGATTTCAAGGGCAACATATTATCGATATGAAAGCCAAAATGCGGAAAATCAACCAGTAAAGGCCATAAAAGCTATCGCAAAAGCATTAGGTACGTCCGAAGAATATCTTTTAGGTCTTACTAATGACAAGCGTTCCAGAGAATGGGCCATGATTGAAAATTATAATGCGGCAATAACAAACAGAAACGAATACGAGAAAAATTTAAAGCACGAACTATCGCAATTCATTATGCAGATTATGGCTGATGATTCTCTTAAACAACTACTAAAAACCTGTATGCTTTTACCAAATATTAATTTACAATATCTTGATTTTCTGGCGATTCTAGGAAATGGGATACAAAGAGAATATTCAGAAAAGCTATCTAAGGCAGAAGCTCATCTTCAATCATTACAAATTAATAGCTCATCTATAGTCTCGGCTATAGAAGTAATAGAAGATGCTATCGATAATTCAACCCCTGCGGTTACTTTATCATTTACAGTATTAAAGAATTTACAAGCCAATCTTAAGTCTGCAGAATTATATGCCGAACAAGAAGTCGATTACTATAAAAAGGCACTGCTTTTAATTGCAGACTTTTTAAATAATCTTCAGCAGCTACATAATCAAACTCTAAAAGAACAACGTAACGATTAGTGCGAATAAGTTTAAAAGAAAGGTCTAATACATATGCAGAAAGAAGTTATTGGAAGTAAAGGTGATATTTACACCATAGAAATCACAGAAAATCCGTTTTCGATTCATTGTAACTGTAAAGCGGGTAGTATGGGAATGTTGTGCAAACATACTTTAAATCTATTATTATCTGATGATATTTCTGCTCTTCTGCCTAAAGATATTAAAATTGCCTATGATAATTACATATCTACACAGCAAGAAGTCGAAATAGCAAAGAAAGCTTCAGACAAAGCTAAAAAGAAGTTAGGGAAGTTATTAGTGAAATAACATTTTACACAGGGAGGTTTGTATTATGGGATTTTTTAGCAATGAAAAGAAAGTTATCGAGAGCCCTACTAAAGACTTCATGGGCGACCACCTATACTACTTAGATGGTCTAGGCGCCAATTTATTTGTATATGACAAATGTGTTGTTATTGATCGCACCAAAGGCGGTCTATTAAACTTAGGGAATCGCACTTACAAAATAATACCAATTAAGAACATTTTAGCTATTCAAGTTAAATCTACCGGTGTTACTACTGGCTTTTTAGAATTTGCTACTTATGGCCATGAGAACACATCTATGAAGGGCTTTGACCGTACAAATGACGAAAACAATATCAACTTTGCTAGCGAGCAAGCGGTTAAAGTGGCGAGGGACATCGTTGAGTTTATAGTTCCTAAAATCTGTTAACTCTCGCATATCGTAATTACCTTCGGCGGAGATGGCACCGTAGACAGCAAAACGCAAATGGGCTTGAAATAGTATATATCGCCGTCAACTGCTGTATATCACCTATTTTCCCGACATAGGAAAATAGCAATCCTTGCACAGCGTGATATACTATAGTACCCATCCACGCTTCAGGGTTTAACGACTACAGCGCACCAGGATGGGTCTTTTTGTTGAAAAAAAAGCCCCTACCCTACTACAGAGTAAGAGGATTTATGATAAAGGAAAAGACCCTCACTTATAAGTGAGGGTCTATGTAGGGGGAAAGATATAATTTTCCTTTAAATTTCTACGAGACGAGTAAGATACTCATGTTGTGTCTCTAAGCATTTGTATAAGATAAGTATATCAACAGGTACAGAAAATGTCAAAAATTATTTATTCAAAAAGAAACAACACCCCAATTTTACAATTGCCATCCACTCTATCCTTTAAAAATAAAAATTTAGTTGATTTTAATTCGTATCTTTCTATTTTCGACTGGTCATATAGTGGGGACAAATTAGTAATTGACGGTAGTAAATGCGTTAATGCCAATTATCAAGCTTTATCCCTTTTGATATTGTACATATGGTTCTTAAAATCAAAAGGTTGCTACGTCCGACTTTATTGTAATAAGAGATCTACATTTGGTCAAATGTGGTATAGGCTCGGAGGACCAGGCTGCTACAATGTTTTAGAAGATAGCAATGAGAATTTCCGGTTTATCTATGACAAGCCAATGTTTGCGATTCGGAATCAGTCTATAGATATCCCCTCCGCGCTAGATAAGATTCTAGACTATACGACCAAAATAGATATGGATTTAATCTCTGGACACGAAGGAACACTAAGATATATTGTATCAGAACTACTTTACAATACATTGGAACATGGTTACAATCCGAACATCCCTTCTTTATTACAGTTTAATTGGTACAAAAATAAAGGACAGCTATCATTTATAATTGCGGACTTAGGTATCGGTATTAAAAGACATCTAGAAAAAACATACCCGGTATTTACTTCTGATATGACTGCCTTAGAAACGGCTATTAAGCCTGAAGTTTCTGGAACTTTTGGCGCGCCAAAACTACCATATGAAGGTCAAAATAACGCCGGGATGGGCTTATACCTATCTTCTAATATAGGCAAAACTCTAGAGGCAGATATGTATATCGTCTCCGGACAAGGCTTGTTACATATATCACCTACAGATATAACATCCAATACCCTTCGTCAACCTTGGCCAGGTACATTTGTTTATATGACTATAGGATTCGATAAATTTAAAACATTTGATATCAACGACGAACTAGAAAGATTACGTCAACAGGCAAAGGCTGAAGTAGATGCACGTAAAAACATAGAGGCTCCAAAAG